GCCTGCATGACTTCCCGCCTCCACCTCACATTCCCCCAGTCGCCGGCAGATGCGGCGCGCGAGAGGCGTATTGCCCATCTTGGCGCACTCATCTGCTCGCCGGTGGCCACGCGTCTATGGCGAATCGTCTGCCATGCCGAGCAACGTCATCTGATCCGTGGACGCTCTCTTGAGCAGAACGCCCGGATCGAGCAGCGCGTTTTACGTGCGATCACTGAGCAGGAGCGGACGCGCGCATGACGGAAGTTATTGCAGAACAGCCCGCTCAGCGTCGCTTTCAAGGCGTCTGGATTCCCGCCGATCTTTGGCTGGACCGTAGCCTATCGTTAGTCGAAAAGGCGATGCTGGCCGAAATCAGCTCGCTCGAAACGAACGACAAGGGTTGCTATGCGTCCAACAAATACTTCGCCGAATTCTTCTCTTTGTCGCCCTCGCGCGTGTCCGAGATCATCTCCTCCTTGTCCAAGAAAGGGCATATCGGCGTGACTCTGATTCGGCGGGACAAGCAGATTGTTCGCCGGGAAATCCGCACGCTTGCCCCCGTCGGAAATCCGAATACCCCGTGCCCGTTTCCGAATACCCCCCCTTCGGAAAACACGCAGAACCCTATTCGGGAAACCGACGAGGGGTATTCGGAAAAGGCGCAAGAGAATAATACAAAAGGCAGTAATAAAAAAAGCAGTAAGACAAACCCATCGCCCAATGAACCCGGGCGAAATCTGGCGCCTTCCACGAAGAGATCCGAAAAGCGCAAGACGCCGTTGCCAGTCGACTTTGGGGTGAGTGAGCGCGTTATGGAGTGGGCGGCAGAGAAAGGATATGGACGGCTCGAAGAGCGGCTGGAGCATTTTGTCGGATCGGCGAAGGCGAATGGCTACCACTACGTCGACTGGGACGCAGCCTTCATGAACGCAGTGCGCGACGATTGGGCAAAACTCGCTGAACGGCCGGCGCCCAGGGCTGACGATGCGACGCGAGGGCTAGTCCTGTGAAGACTTTCGGCGATTTCAACATCGACATTGGGTCGAAGACAGGCATCGAGATCAAGACGACCTGCCCGCAATGCTCAAGCGCCCGGAAAAAAAAGAACTACCCGTGCCTCAACGTCAACACCGATCAAGGCGTATGGAACTGCTGGCACTGCGGCTGGAGCGGCACGCTCAAAGGCGGCGAATGGCAGAGGCCGGAAGTTCGCAAGGTTTACACGAAGCCTGCGTTCGTAACGCCAGCGCAAGTGCCGGATGGTACGGTCGCGTGGTTCAAGACCCGGGGTATCGATGCTGCTGCGCTGGAGCGCAACAAGGTTACGAAGGGCAACACCTATTTCCCGCAGGTCGAAGAGGAACGGGACTGCATCATGTTCCCGTACTACCGCGGCGACGAAGTCATCAACATCAAGTACCGCAGCAAGGACAAGATGTTTCGCATGGCGTCAGGTGCGGAGCGCATCCTTTACGGGATCAACGACATCAACCCTGAAGGACTCATCTGGGTTGAGGGTGAAATCGACAAGCTCTCCGTCGAGATGGCGGGCCTGACAAGTTGCGTTTCAGTTCCTGACGGCGCGCCGGCTGCCCACTCGAAGTCGTACAGCAACAAATTCGACTTTCTCGCAGAGAAGGCCTTGGAGGATGTGAAGGTGCACATCATCGCCGTGGACAGCGATGAGCCGGGCGTGCGCCTTCAGGAAGAGCTGGTGCGCCGGCTCGGCCGCGAGAAATGCCTGATCGTGGTGTGGCCGGAAGATTGCAAGGACGCCAACGAGGTCTTGCTGGCACATGGTCCGGACGTCCTGCTCGACTGTATCAAGAATGCTCGCGCGCTTCCGATCGAGGGAACGTACAGCGTCAACGACATCATCGAGTCGATCTTCAACGACTACGAATACGGTCCTGAACGTGGGGTGTCGACGAGTTGGTCGGAAATGGACGACACGTATCGTGTGATGGCGGGCGAGTGGACATTGGTTACCGGCATTCCGGGGCACGGCAAGAGCGAGTGGCTGGATGCGCTGGCCCTGAACCTTGCGAACCATCACGGCTGGAATTTTGGAGTGTTTTCGCCGGAAAACCAGCCCATCAAGTACCACGTCGAGAAGCTGTCCGAGAAGGTAGTCGGTAAGCCATTCGTCCAGGGCTTTACGGATCGCATGTCGTTCAAGGAGATGGGTGACTCGCTGAAATTCATTAACGAGCACTTCCATTTCATGTTGCCCGACTATCCGACAGTGGACGGCCTGCTCGAGATTGCCCAACAGTTAGTGCTTCGCCACGGTATCCGAGGCTTGATCATCGATCCATGGAATGAGATCAACCCGGCGCGGGAGGGCAGCGTCTCCGAAACGGACTACATCAGTCAGGCGTTGACAAAAATCCGCACGTTCGCTCGCCGTAATGAGGTGCATGTTTGGCTCGTGGCGCATCCGACAAAGCTGCAGAAAGACAAGACCACCGGGAATTACCCGGTACCCACGCCGTACGACGTAAGCGGATCCGCGCATTGGCGAAACAAGGCCGACAACTGCATCACGGTATATCGGGATGTTGTCCAGGCGGGATCTCCGGTCCAGATTCATGTTCAGAAGGTCCGAAAAAAGACGAATGGAAAGGTCGGGATGGTCGAGTTCTCTTACGACCATGTTTGCGGGCGCTATACGCCGCAAAGGCGAAGTGTTTTGCCCAACACATACACGATGAGAAAAGTACAAAGCGAGGGTGCGCAATGATCATCAACGGATGGGCCGGAGAGGCTGCATGACATCGACCGACATTATTTCGATTGATCGGCTTGTTGCAGATATGCGGGCGACGTTTCCTAAGCTGCGTGTCCGGCGGCGCGATGCAAGTTTCCGGTCTCCCGGGTTTGAGCTTGTCTGGATGATAGCGGGTGATGATGAGGTCGTTATGCCAGACGGACAACGGATGTTGGATGACTGCCCGGATGATGATCAGTATCGGTTCGGCGTGCATGTAGCTTTTGATGCGTGGCTTGCGCTGCGCGGTTGGTATCTAGAGCGTCACGACGAGTTCTGGTTCGTGCCGGCGGAATTGCCAACCGACGAAGAACTTGCGCAATGGGCCGCCGAGCGGAAGGAATATGAATGGGCTACGCAAGGGCCCCCGATTCCTGATCACCTCAATATCCCGTTTTAACCGTCCGACTTCCACACATTTTGTGGCATTCGATCGGATGCGCGACAGTTCCTCAAAATAGGAAAGACATGAAGCATAAAGTTGACCTGGACGCGCGACTCGAAAATTGGGCAAAGGCGCAACGCTATGGCTCGGCTGGCGGCTCGGTGATTGGCTCAGCGGAAGGGCGCTACCGTGGCGACAATCCTGCGCCGCGGTCGATCGATTCGATGCTGCTGGATCATGCCGACGCGGACATTGTTGAGCGCGCCTGGCAGCGGTTGATGCGGTTCGACCGGGACGTGCTGCACATGCACTACATACTGCGCATGGACTACCGGGTAATCTGCCGGCGCTTGAAACTGCCGAAATTCAGCGAGTCGACATTCCTGATGGCGCTGGCGCATGCGAAGCAACAGATCGGGAAGGTGCTAGAAACGATAGCCGAAACGCGTCCTGTCCAGAAAGGCCTGCATCGCAGTTATGATGTTGCGACCGAAAACTGAGGTAAAACAATGGACATAGACCAATTATGCAGGGCGGTTAGCACGCCGGCGGCCTTGAAAAACCTGCCGGGTTACGTTGAGAAGGTGAACCCTGCTCTTGTGGGCCTGCGCCGGGTTATTTGGCCGTATAGCTTTGGGTCTGACACTCACTGCGCATTGACCAATTGCGGAGCCCTGCATAAAACCGGCGTTATTATCGAACTCGAAGACGGCAAAGTCTCAAACATTGGGCATATCTGCGGCGCGGACGCAGACAAGTACTCGACCAAGTTTTCCGATGAAATGCTCAAGATGAGTGCGTCACGGCTTCGGGAGACCATGATGCCGCTGCTGCTCGATCGCGGCGCGCTCCAGAATATCGAACAGCAGGCCCGCATTGCATACCATGCAGGAGAAAAATGGCTGCGTCGCCGGTTAGCGTTCGCGGCGCTTTTCCCTGACGCCGCGAAGGACCTCGAGCGCCGTTATGTGAGCGGGAGCAGCATGGCGGTCGTTGATGTCGAGGAGCGCACCCCGTCGGAGATAAGCGACCTAGTCGCCGCTGGCCAGTTCCGCAATCGCGCCGAGGCCCGCTACAAGCAGGTGGAAAAGGGTGCAATCCGCGGCTCCGGCGTTATGTCACTCTCGGAGACTGTAATTGCATCGCTGTGGCGGCGCGCAGACTATTTGTTGGCGGCCAATCCGCTCGCGCTCGACATCTCGGGCCTTCACCGTTTGTTCACTGAGGCGAATAAGCTGCCGCATGATGCGCGAGAGGTGATGAAAGCGTGCGAGGCAGGACAGGCTCTTTTCGCGCCGGAAAATCTCAAGCTGATGGCAATGCTGCCTATGCCACAGAGATATAAGGATGCGCTACCAAAGCTGACGGTGGACACGCTCGACGCCCACGTTTTTCAGCGACCCGATCGAAGTGCTACCGATAACGACATAGGCCGTCGTTCGCTTAGCAGGAACGAGCGAGATTTGAAAAAGCGCTTGGAAGCGATTCAGCGCGATGCAAAACGGCAAAACAGATAGGCCAACGTGCTTGTTGTAAACCTTGAAGATATGTTGTATTCTCTCCACCAGATGACCGACACCGCTTAAGTGCGAGACTTCTCCCTACGGGGAGAGGTTCGCCAAGTGAAACCGAAGCCTGCCACTGTGCGGGCTTTTTGCTTTCCGCGCCTATGACTCGTTCAATTACCTTCGCATCGGGTTCTTTCGGACGCGATCCGCTAGCCGAATTGGAAAGGAGTCGCGCCGAGGCATCCGGCAAGAGATTGTCGAAGCGAGAATTGTCGGAGATGGGAAATCGTCCATTGCCTGAGTCGGGGCGGCGCGCGACGGGTTGTGAAGGCTGGCCCATCAGCACAAATGAAGCGCCACACAAGCCCCTGGAGGCGTTCCTCTCTGAGGATGGTCAGCCCAAGCAGTGGAGCGCAGCTCGCCAGGCCGCTGAGTCCTTATTCGAAATTCCGTCATGACCGCACAAGAGCTAATCGACAGCGTCGAAGCCGACATCGAGCGCATCAGGAATCTGGATCCGGCTCTGCTGGCTTCGCTCGTGAGCCGTTTGGACGCGTTGCGGGCATTGCAGAAATGCGCGCCACAACCGCGGGCGGACGCCACGAAGGTGAAACAGAGTCGGACATTCGCAACGAGTATCCCTAACGGGGCTTAAGTCTAGGTCCGCAGGTAGCACGCTTTCGTCGGGCGCCATCGACGCTGCGGGATCTAGCAATCCATGTTCACGATTTCCGTCAAGTCCGACATCCGAGCCGTATCAAAACGTCTCGACGCCTTGATACGCAAGCAATTGCCGTTCGCCACAGCGCAGGCGATCAATGCGACCGCTCAGGCAGTCATGCTTGCCGAGCAGGAGAACATGCGCAAGGTGCTGGATGCACCGACGCCGTTCACGGTGAACTCGATTGCGATCAGGAAGGCAACCAAATCGAATCCCGTCGCGCTGGTGTACGTGAAGCCAGTGGCCGCGACCTATCTGTTGCCGTACGAGGCCGGCGGAACGAACAAGCTGAACAGCCAGGCATTGCTCAAGCCGATCGGCGCCAAGGTGAACCAATACGGGAACCTTCCGCGCAATCTGGTGAAGCGCCTGACAGGCAAGCCAAACGTGTTCGTGGGAAAGGTGCAGACCAAGGGCGGTCCGGTAGATGGCGTCTGGCAGCGCACAAAGAAGACGCGCGGTAAACGCGCTGGCCTGAAGCTGATGGTCAAATTCGAGGATGCGCACCAGGTGACGCAGCGCCTTGACTACCGAGGCGTCGCCAAAAGTATCGTGGCGGCGACGTTCCGCATAGAGTTGGATAAAGCCATTGCCAAAGCGATGGCATCAGCGAGGTGATAGAGATGGTCGAAAGAACGTTCACGCGCAGCGAGTTAATTGCCGCCTACGTGCAATGGGAACGCGACGTGCGGGCCGACCGCACCGCGTTCAAGTCGCTGGATGAAATCTCGGCATTGACACTGGAACAGGCAGCCGAGGAGTCGGTGGCAGCCATCGAGCGCTACGTCGATAGCGCTCAGTCTTGACGAACGCGTCTGAGCGCCCGGTGCGGTGCAACCCAATGGGTCCCCTACGCGAGGATCTCCTCACGGGCAATTGCACGCCCCGATATTTCTCTAGCTGCGAAATTTTGAGATTTGGGTAAAAGGTAAAACGGCCGGCCATGAACCAGTCCCAATATGCAGCTCGCCACGGCGTCAGTCCGAAGACTGTTACGAAGTGGAAGGAGCGCGGCTGGCTTGTGTTTGCTGGCGATGAGGTCGACGTGGAAGCATCCGACGCGAACCTCAAGCGTTACCGCACCAAGCCCGATGAAGCCGGTACCCAAAATGCAGAGGGTAAAGGTAAAGGTAAAACCTCGGCCGGCGTTACCCGTGCATCGAAGAAGGTAACGATGCGCGAGGGGGAGACCCCTGCCGAGGCGGCCGTGCGGCATCTGATCGCGACGGGCGCCAACATGAATGTTGATGAAGCCAAGCGCGTCAAAGAGAACTATCTCGCGCTGCAGGCCCAGTTGGAGTACGACCGTGATGCTGGTCTCGTGGTCGATGTCGCCGACGTTGCCAAGGCTGTCGGAGACGAGTATGCGAAGGTCCGCACCCGCTTGCTGGCCATTCCTGCCGAGCATGCACCGCGGCTCCAATTGCTGAAATCGCCAGTCGAATTGCAGGACGCCCTGCAAGAAATCATCGTTGAAGCGCTCGAGGAGCTGACCCGAGATGGAGTCGCACGCTGAGGCGCGGCGATACGCCACCGGGTACGACGCGCTTCGGCGTGAACTGCTGGCAGCACGCCGGCGCAATATCCAACCGCCGCCGAAACTCTCATTGAGCGAGTGGGCGGCGAAGTACGCAGTGCTGTCGCGCGAGACCAGCGCCCAGACCGGCCGATTCCGCGCGTTCGCGTACCAGAACGGCATCATGGACGCGGTGACGGACCCGACTGTCGAGCGGATAACGGTCCAGAAGTCGGCGCGAGTCGGCTACACGAAGATTCTCGATCACGTCGCCGGGTACTTCATCCATCAGGACCCGTCGCCGATGCTGGTCGTCCAGCCCCGGGTCGAGGATGCGGAAGACTACAGCACGACCGAAATTGAGCCGATGCTGCGTGACACCCCGGCGATTGCAGAAATCGTCGGCGACCTGAAAAAGAAGGACGCGAAGCAAAAGATTCTCAAAAGAGTCTTTCACAACGGGTCCTCAATGTCGTTCGTCGGCGCGAATAGCCCTGGCGGATTCCGGCGGATCACCGCGCGCATCGTTGCATTCGATGAGGTCGACGGATACCCAGTTCAAGGTGCCGGCAAAGAAGGCGACCAGATCAAACTCGGCGTGAAGCGGACAGAGTCGTTCTGGAATCGCAAGATCATTCTCGGCAGCACGCCGACGGTGAAGGGCTACAGCCGCATCGAGCGCAGCTACGAAAGCAGCGATCAGCGGCGCTATTTCGTGCCATGCCCACATTGCGGTGAATCCCAGGTGCTCGAGTGGGGCGGCCCGGACACGCCGCATGGCATGAAGTGGGAAAAGGACGAGAACGGGAAAGGTTTGCCCGATACCGTCTATTACGTCTGCAAGCACACCGGTTGCATTATCCATGACGCCGACAAGCCCGACATGGTCGCGCGCGGCGAATGGCGAGCGACGAAGCCTTTCGCGGGGCACGCCGGTTTTCACATCTGGACCGCCTACAGCCTCTTTCCGAACGCGAGCTGGCGCAATCTGGTTGCGGAGTGGCTTGATGTCAAGGACGACCCCCTGGAGCGGCAGACGTTCATCAACACGACGCTGGGCGAAACGTACGAGGACCGCGGTGATCGTGCTCTGAAAGAAGACAGGCTGGTAGCCCGCTGCGAAGTCTGGCCGGCAGAGGTGCCGGACGGCGTTGCCGTGATCACTGTCGGCGTCGACACACAGGATTACCGCTTTGAGATAGAGGTGATCGGTTGGGGGCGCAACGAAGAAAGCTGGTCGATCGCGCACGAGGTGATAGAAGGGGACATGGAAACGCCGGACCCGTGGGACCGTCTCGATGCGTTGCTCAAGCGTATCTGGTATCGGGCCGACGGTCGCGGTTTCGAGGCGATGGCGGTGTGCATCGACTCGGGCGGCCACCACACCCAGAAGGTCTACGACTTTTCGAAAGATCGTCTTGGGCGCCGCGTCTGGGCAATCAAGGGTGAGTCGGCTGTTGCCGGCAAGCGCAATCCGGTGTGGCCGACAAAGAAGCCGAGCCGCCGCACCAAGGCAACTTTCCGGCCGATCATTCTCGGCGTGAATGCTGCGAAGGACGTCATTCGCGATCGACTTCACAAGGAAGCGCCGGGCCCTGGCTACATGCACTTCCCGACCGATCGCGACATCAACTACTTCGCGCAGCTCACATCGGAGCGCGTGATCGTGAAGGTGTCGGGCGGACAGAAGTTCCGCGTTTGGGATCTCCCGCCGGGGCGCGCTAACGAAGCGCTCGACTGCAGGGTGTATGGATATGCCGCGCTTTGCGGTCTGGGTCATCTAGGCCTGAAGCTCAACATGACGGCCGACGAGGTGATGGCGGCGCATACGTCATTGCCATACGTTGCGCCCGATCCGGTGACTATCGATCCCGCGGTCGAGGCGCCATTGGTTGCTCGTGGCCCTTCGGTCAAGGTCGTTGAGTCGAGTGGCGCCTCCACGTCGCGCGTCAGTCAACTTGCTTAATGGGGAAATGAATGGGCGCCTATGACGGACGCAGCAGAGCCGATCTGCAGGCGCAACTGACTGCATTGCTGGCGGCGTACGACCAGCTTTTGTCGGGGCAGCAGGTCGCGCAGGCTAGCTACTCGCAGAGCGATGGCGCCAAGTCCGTGACGTATCGCGCTACTGACTTGGGTCTGCTCGATGGCGCCATCTCAATGCTGCAACAGAAGCTCGGCATCATCCGCCGGGCCCGCCGCCAAATTCGATTCGTGTATCGCTAATGGACAATAAAGTGCAGATTCTCGGGCCAGACGGCACACCGATGCCGAGCAGCCCAGGTCGCGCGTCCATGCTGTCCGGTCGAAGCAATACCCCGTACGACGCTGCCGATCTGTACGGGGCGCACACAGAAGACTGGATGCCGTACCTGTGGTCTCCCGATGGCGAGATCAACATGTCCCGCGACCGGATCGTCTCGCGTGCGCGCGACCTGATCCGCAACGACGGCTGGGCGACCGCGGCAGTGATGCGCACGGTCGACAACGTCATCGGTCCAGACTTCCGGCCGATCGCCAAGCCCGATTACCGTTCCCTACAAGCGCTGACCGGCAACAAGGCGTTTGACCATGTATGGGCGGACGAGTGGGGGCAGCAGGTGGAGGCCAACTGGCGCGCGTGGGCGCACGACAGCGGGCTGTACTGCGATGCGCAGCGTGCGCAGACATTCCCGCAGATGATGCAACTGGCGTTCCGGCACCAGTTGATCGACGGCGATAGCCTCTCTATGTTGCACTGGAAACCGGAGCGTGTCGGCTACGGCCGCGCGCGTTACGCGACCGCGTTGCAGGTGCTGGACCCGGATCGTCTGTCGAATCCGCAGTTGGCCTTCGATCAGCAGGCGCTGCGCGGCGGCGTCGAGGTCGATGATGACGGCGTGGCCGTGGCGTACCACATTCGACGCGCCCACCAGGGCGACTGGTTCAGCGCTGCGAAGTCTGTCTATTGGGATCGCATTCCGCGGGAGACCGAATGGGGGCGTCCGATCATCGTTCACCACTTCGAACATGATCGGGCAGCGCAGCACCGCGGCGTCGGGTTCCTGACGCCGGTGCTGACGCGCTTCAAGATGCTGATCAAGTACGACGGCACCGAGCTCGACGCAGCGATCGTCAACGCGTTTTTCGCTGCCTATATTCAGAGCCCTTTTGATGGTGAGCTCGTCGAGGAGGCTGTCGCAGGCAGTCAGAAGGTAAGCGCATATCAGCAGGATCGGTCGGCGTATCACAAAGAGCGCGGCACTCGTCTCGGCGATGTCGGCATGACTCACCTGTATCCGGGTGAGACGTTGGGCTTTGCCACGGCGAATCGGCCAAGTGCAAACTTCGCGTCTTTTGAGAGTGCGATGCTTCGCAATTTCGCCGCAGGTACCGGACTTGCCGCGCAGCAGATCAGCCAAAACTGGGCCGAGGTCAACTACAGCGCGTATCGCTCAGCGATGCTCGAGGCGTGGAAAACTTTCCACCGTCGCCGGATGGGATTTGCGTCCGGCCAGGCGCAGCCGATCTACACAGCCTGGCTAGAAGAGTCCATGGAAGTGGACGATTACCCGATGCCGGGTGGGGCGCCTGACTTCGTCGAAGCGCGTGCCGCATATTCGCGTGCCAAGTGGATGGGGCCGGGTCGCGGTCTGGTGGACATCGTCAAGGAGCGTCAAGGCGCAATCCTCGGCATCAATGCCGGGCTTTCCTCGCTTGAGGATGAGGCTGCCGAAGTGTCTGGCAGTGACTGGCGCGACATCGCGGACCGCAAGGCTATCGAAGCGGAGCGTTACAAGCGCCTGGGGCTTCCGGTTCCGACGTCACTTGTTGGCGCTGATGCCAAGGAAGCCAGCAGACTACCGGAGGAACAGTAATGCGGTTCGCACACCTCGCTCAGAGGCTATTCAATACACCGCTTGCGATCCGGCAGGAGAAAGCCGAGGTCATCATGGCGGCGCTTGCGGAGCGCATGGGCGTATCGCAGCTCACGCGATTGGACGGCACGCAGCTTACCCCGATGGCTTTCGGTGCCTGGGACGACGACGGCGCGGAGTTTTCGCGAGCCGGTCGCGTCGTCGATCCGGGTTACGACATGATTGGCGACACGCCCATTGCAATGATCGGTGTGCAGGGCACGCTGGTGCAGAAGCTGGGTTGTCTCCGACCTTACTCGGGCATGACTGGCTACGACGGTCTGCGGCAGAGCATTCTCAGTGCTCACGCCGATCCGGGCGTCGAGGCGATCGTGCTTGATGTCGATTCACCGGGCGGGGAGGTCGCGGGCTGCTTCGATCTCGTCGACACGATCTATAACCTGCGCGGCGATAAGCCGATCTGGGCAATCCTGTCGGAGTCCGCTTATTCAGCGGCATACGCAATCGCGAGCGCTGCGGACCGGATCATTGTGCCGCGCACTGGTGGCGTAGGTTCGATCGGCGTCATCACGATGCATATCGACTGGTCCAAGGCGCTGACATCGGCAGGCTTCGCCGTTACGTTCATCACATACGGTGATCGCAAGGCGGATTTTCATCCGGAGATTCCTCTGTCGCCCGAAGCCCTGGCCGCTGCGCAGGAAGACATCAACACCATGGGTGAACTGTTCGTGAGCACAGTCGCCCGAAACCGGAATATCTCGGCCGATGTGGTCCGTGATACGCAAGCCGCCTGCTTCATGGGCGCAAACGGCGTCAGCCGTGGCCTTGCAGACGCAGTGATGGCGCCCGACGCGGCGCTATTGGCCTTGCTTGACCAGCTGGCCGACTAACCCACCTGTGAGAGGAAACTCATGAGCTTGAAGAAGACCCTTGCGGGCGCGATGCCGTTCGCCCACCTGTTGAGCAATGGTTCGCGCGCCGCACGCGCCGAGGAAAACGAACGCGATCAGCGCGAAGGCGAGTCCGACGACGACTACGCGAAGCGCATGGAAGAACTCGACGAGAAAGAGCGCGCCGAGGAAGAGCGCAAGGAAGATGAAGCGCGCCGCGCTGAGGAAGAGCGCAAAGAGGAAGAGGCGCGTCGCGCTGCTGCCGAAGACGGTGATGATGGCGATGACGAGTCCGACGATGCGAAGAAGGCCGCACGCGCGACGGAACGGGCTCGCTGCGCCCGCATCATCGCGCACGGCATCAATATCGGCGCCGCATCGCAGGCGGGCGTTTTCGCGTTTGACACGAAGATGTCATCGAAGGCAGCAATCGCAGCACTCGACGCTGCGAAGGTGGCAGGAGCTGGTGCTCGTCGCTCGTCGCTTGATGAACGTATGTCCCGGAGTCAAACGCCTAACCCGGGCGCCGGTGGCGCCGGTGCTGCAGCCCCGTCCATGGCGCAACAGATTGTCATGGCGAACAAGAAGCGCCTCGGCGAACAGTAATTCATCCCCAATCCAGTAAGGAGCAACGTCAATGACGCTCACCGTCAATTCGATTGGGGACAACCCCCAGCAACCGGGTATCTACGCCGAGACTTACGTCCCGGATCAACTCATCGCGGGCAATCTCAAGATTGTCTCGCAGCCGATCGTGCTGAACGCCGGCAAGCTGCCGCGCGGCTCGGTGCTCGGCCTGATCAGTTCCAGCAGCGTGGAAGTCGCAGCGGGAACGAACACCGGCAACGGCACGGTCGGCGCCACCAGCACGGGCACCGGCGTCAAGCTCGGTGCGTACGCGCTGAAAGCGACAAGCGCAACGGTGTTCTCGGTCACCGATCCGGAAGGCAGCGCATTGCCGAATGCGACGGTTGGCACCGCGTATTCGCAATCGGGTATTGCCTTCACGATCACGGCCGGCGGCACCGCGTTCGTCGCGAACGATTCGTTCACGCTGACGGTACCTGACAGCGCCGGCACGTACATCCTTTCGGTGAAGAATGCGAGCGACGGCAGCCAGACGCCGGTTGCGATCCTCGCTGATGCTGCCGATGCAACGAGCGGCCCGGTGACCACCGGTGCCTACCTCATGGCTGAGGTCAACGGCAACGCGTTGAATTACGACGCATCGTGGAATCTCACGACGCTGACTGCTGCGTTGCGTCCGTATTCTATTTTCGTGAAGTCCTCGGTCTCCGCTGCGGATCCGAGCTAAACCCTCCCGCTCTCACTCTCAAGGGCTCGCTTCGGCGGGCCTTTTTGTTTTGGGCGCACTGATCCGTAGACACTGGAGATCAACACCGTGAGCTTTACGTACGACACCAATACGCTGGTCCAGGTTGTGCCCAACCTGAAGGTCGCGCAGCAATTCCTGCTCGACAAGTTTTTCCGCAACATCGTCACGGCCGATTCCGAGAAGGTATCGATCGACGTCGACGTCGGCATTCGCCGGATGGCGCCGTTCGTCTCGCCGTTGGTCGAGGGCAAGCTGGTCGAGCAACGTCGTTACCAGACGAACGAGTTCAAGCCGGCCTACATCAAGGATAAGCGCGCGCCGGATCTGCGCAAGCCGGTGATGCGCCAGATCGGCGAACGCATCGGTGGCGAGCTGAAGGGCATCGAGCGCGAGCAGGCAAACCTCGCAGCCGAGATGACCGATCAGATCGACATTCTGAATCGCCGCCTCGAATGGATGGCGG